GTCTACTCTCTCTTATCCCCAGTTGGGGCCCCCTCCACGGGGGTGGTCGTCTGACAAAACGACCTACGCTCAGGTATTAGGTGTCAAAGCCTAATATGCTCGGTACTCCACGTTTAACACGTAGAGAAGGCGGTTTACCAATCCATCGTACACGAAAACCCTTCACAGGGGGTTCGTGCCATGGGCAGCCCCTATCGGAGCTGCCTATAAGTGCCGCCGCAAGGACGACGCTCGGTGGGAATTGATCCCACGGTTGCAAATTTGCAACTGGTAAGTAACCCTTATAATACACGATACCTCCATAACGGAGTGGTTCTTGCCAATCGGCAGGGAACCCGTGTATCACTAGGTCGCCAAGATGTTCAGGACCCTTAAGCCTTCGAATATTACTAGGAATATTGCCCAGACACCACCGATGAAGGTGGCGAGCAAAAGCAAGCCTAGTAGGACAATGAGAGTGTGGATTAATAACACTCCAAAGCCCGTTAGCGAAGGTGATCCATTTTTGGGGTTCATCAGGCATTTCTCCGAGTTTAAAAGTACGTACGTCAACTCCTGTGTGGTAGTCACCGCCGCACGATTCCCGGAAAGGACCCTCCATAAACGTCTTGTCAACGTTTACTTTGAAGCCACACAACCTAAAGAAACAAAGAACACTCTCTCCAATCTCTCGCGGGACGATACAATCGTCCCCGTATTGACTAATAAAACCCGTGGACACAAAGTCCTTGGGTTCTATCGTCGGCCAAGTCTCCTTGGATACGACACGAACAATAGCGTGAAAGATCAAAGTCTCAAGTTCGAACGTGAATCCATTACCCATCGATGAGAACTTCTCAAGATGAACCCATTTCCCGTTTACACGGGTCATGGGGGAACGGAGTCCACTCAACACAGAAAACCAACCGCTGGGAAGCAGTTGTTTAACCAGTTGATACGAAATGAGGTCAGAAGCCGAGGATAAGTCGATAGTCACTAGGTGACCGTACAAGGAGCCTTCGCAGGCCATCTTGCGGTGTTTTTCCTGATCATGCTGAAGGTCTATTCCCCATGAACGTAAACGTTCACGAAGGTAAGACCCATAGCCGAGTTGGTAAAACACATTCAGAGCCGGTTCGACGCAAATACCGCGCCTCTTAAACGAGTTCTTTTCGACACTCGTCCATCGGTTTCCTCGCACCCTCTCGGGTGTTCGACTAAGTCCTTCATATCGATTAGGGGTTACACCCCCGGGCCATATGTTGTCGCTAACGCGATAAACACATTTCCCCCAAGCCGTACCAACCCAATCCAGGAGGTACGGCCAGGCGTCGATCGTGTAGGACGGAGCATGGTCTAGTTTTTCTGCAACATTGATGTGCGGAAAACGGCGGCAGAACGTAGCGCCAGGGCCAAAACGGGAACGAATATCCTGTATATCAGGAAGAGGGCCGAGAAGGCCTCTAATCTCTTTTTTCACTTTCAGGAGGAATTCCTTCAAGCGTAGCTCTGGACCATCGAGGAGATGGGCGGGCCAAGAGAGAATCTTCATTCTGTCGTTGGTGAGTTTATTCTGAGCTTCACAGCTGTAGAAATCACTCAGGCACGAAGTGTCAAGCTCACGCTTGGACGGCATACCAGGAAGACCCTCCACCTTGAGGAGGAGGGTTTGAACCTGGGAATGTTGCCAAAACACTTCCGGACACGTGTCCATAGGCAGCTCAATTTGCTTGAGTGCATGCCAGTTTCGGGACCTGATGGCTTTCGCCATTAGATTTCCGGAGCTGGTGTTCAGGGCGTCGGCAAGGCCGGCTACCAATTCATACAATTGATGCATAAATTCCTCAGTGGCAACAATTAAGTTGCAGAGATAGCGTTACGGATCATCTCGCCGAACAGAGGCGCTGCACAAATCGACTGCACGTAGGCAGTGAAATCCGCAGCAAACTGATCGGAAACATTATCCGGACGCGTCACACTGAAATTGAACGGCACGTTAGCGATAACGCGGTTCTGACCAGTGTTGAGGTCCGTCACGTAATACGGGACGTTAATCACACCAGTCAACTTCATCGAGTCCTTACCGGCGTTACGCCGGGAGAGGACCGTCATGAAGGGTTGAGCCGCAGGTGTCGGAGCCACAGATTGTGCACGCCACAGAGCTGGAGAAGTTCCAGATGCGGGCATAAGGGCCTTGAAGACTACGTTGGCTGCTGCCGCATTCTTTGCGGTAATGTCTGCGATGGTTGGCATGGTTTCCTTAGAGGTTGGTTATTTATGGCCGAAAGCTTTCGGGATGGGATCTCGTACCTTATCGAACAGAGAAAACGCGATGAGCGCTTTCGTTAAGCTCATTGTAGGTAATGCTGGAGAGGGAAGTTTGTACGGAGGGAGGCCCAGCTTTCGCTGGACTTGAACCCTTTGTCCATACCGCCCGTACCAGGTATATTTACTAGTATTTGGAATACGTTCGTAAACACTTCCGTCGGCTCTTTTCGTGATCTTCGTTGTATAGTACCCATCGCTCACACTATAACCGACAAAATCGGTTAAAGAGTTAAGCATTTGCCCAACTGGTACAAACCAGTTAATGACAAACGAGTACGGTACAGCGTCCCACGCGACAGAAGCTGGGTTGAGAAGACCCAATTGATTTAGGAGCGCTACGTTTTGATTCACAAGCGTGAACCTAGCGGCGGCACGGCAACCAGCTTCACAGCTGAAAGATGCCTTGGCAGTACTCCTGTCTATGTAAGACATAGCGCTGGGAGCATTGCCACTTCCTTTAATCACGGTAGTCGGGGGGGTTGTTTTAAGCACGTCCCAAGCAGAAGCAATGTCTTGTATCAAGGGGAGCCATCCGAAGACGCCCTCCAAGTATATGTCACTAGCTTTCTTCTTGTAATACAGCTTAGCCCGGGCCCTTTTAGACGCGAGTGAGGTAAGAGCTCCAGCGATCATTTTGAGGGAAGATTTCCACTCTATGATCGAAATTCCTAGGGCCGCTGAGGCCCCCTCGTGCAGATTATAAACGAGTTTGGCTCTAGCCGCGTTAGTGGCTATAGTCATTGCGTTTTGATCTGCTCCCGATAGACTCTGTACAGAGCCTATGATTGTGCAATTGTACTGCTGTCCCGGTACTCCGTTAGGATACTGGGACTGCTGATCAATGGTGCTCATAAAGGGAAGAGGCTTCGTATAAGGTGCAGGTTGCACCTCCCAGGAACGGTTCACGGTCTTTAAACCTTGAACCTGATTTATACCTTTGGTCACTTTTCTCTCCTTGGATTAGGGGAGGACCGCCGGTATAGTAATCACATTGCGTGATTAACTAGTAGTACAACTACTAGAGAGACAAAGGCTGAGCGATCCACCGAGGTGGATTGCTCGG